TTTTTGAGAAACTTTTAAAATAGCAATCTTTAGCGTTAATATTTGAATTTCATTAAGGTTTGAAGGAAACTCAATTTTATCTATTTCTAAAGATATTAATTCAGCAGCTTTTTCAGCATCTATATTATTTGCAACTTTCTTTTTAGTATTCTCTACAACAGTCATAACAAATGGATTTAAAAGGTTAAACATTAATTCTCTACAAATATAAACAATTTTGTTAATAATACAAATAAAAAAGAAATAATTTGAGAAAAGAATGTATTTACCCTTACCTAAGTAAAAACGTTGTGATAACCTAAAGTTTTGTAGATATCTTCAGGGGTCTCTGTGGAGCCCCTGTTTGGTTATCTATAACTATAACTAACTTTTTACTAAAGTGTTTTATTTTCAAACTAAATACAGAATAGATGTTTAGTGGTTATATAGGTATGAGTAAGAAATTTACATTAGAAGTACCAAAAGATTTGTCCGCTATCACACTTCAACAATACCAGAAATATCTAAAGGTTATGGATGGGAAAGAGGAGACTGATGATATGGAGTTTATGAACCTGAAGGTACTAGAGATATTTTGTGGGGTAACTATGAAGGAGGCATATAATTTACCTTTATCTGAATTTAGTTTTATCATAAACCACATTGTAAATATATTTAAAGAGAGTACGCCTCTACAAAGAGACTTTACCTTAACAGACCCAAAAGGGGATAGTGTAACATTTGGTTTTATACCAAAGCTTGATGATATAACTCTAGGGGAGTTTGTTGACTTAGATAATTATATTGGGGATTGGGATAATATGCATAAAGCTATGGCTGTATTATACAGACCCATAACCTTCCGTAAGAAAGATTTATATCTGATAGAGGAATATGAGGGTACAGATAAGTATGCAGAGATAATGAAGGATTCCCCTGTAAACGTAGCTCTAGGTGCGATTGTTTTTTTTTATCGTTTAGGGAACGTTTTGTCAACATATTTAGCGGACTCTTTAACCAAGGAGTTGATGGAGGATCAGGAGCTGAAAGCTCATTCGGAAACAAGTGGGGATGGTATCAATCAATATATGCAATCGCTAAAGGAGATATCACAAAATTTAAAGAAGTTACAAAACTATCAGCTTCCGAATGTTTAACCTGGTTAGAGTTTGAGAAGGAGAAGAATGAATTAGAAACAAAGATGTTAAAACAAAAAACTAAATGAGACAAGTATATACTGTAATAGATAAATTAAACGACAAACTAAAAGCAAATGGAATTACTAATACTGTCACCTTTGGGGATATATTGGAAGTTGATTTGGACAAAACAACAATCTATCCACTATCCCATATATCGATGGGGGATGTTGTCTTCTCAGACAGAATCATAACCGCTACAATACAATTGTTTTGTTTAGATATAGTTGATAAGAGTAACACCTTAACAGACGAGAGTTTGATTTATGGGAATGATAACTTACAAGACGTATTAAACACCCAACTACAAGTTGTTAATGATATCCAACAAGAATTAAGGAGGGGTGAGTTGTTTAGTGATAAACTACAACTTACTACAGATATAACCGCATCCCCATTCTTAGACAACTTTGAGAATCAATTAGCAGGGTGGGCTGCAACTATAGAAATAGAGATGGCTAATACAGAACACACTATTTGCTAATGGTAAAGAAGTTTACAAAAAAGGCATTTGATAAAGCTAAAGCTATAATAATAAATGAAGTAAAAAGAAAGCTAAGATCAAAACCAAGTCCTACAACAATGTCTAATGGTAGCGATTTAGAGGATAGTGTAAGAGCAAAGGATTTAAAAAATGGCTTTGCGATACTTATGAATGATTATGGTGAATGGATTGATAAGGGTTTTGGTCCAGGGAAGTGGCCAGGTAAACCATATAGAAAGGCTGTAGACAATATTCAATCCTGGATGGAAAGAAAAGGGGTAAAACCGAAAACCTTAAAGAATGGTAAAACCCCAACGCTTAAACAATCAGCCTTCTTAATAGCTAGGTCTATTGCAAACAATGGTATAAAACCTTATAGGTTTATAGATATTGTTATGGAAAAAGTTGAACCGAATATAACTAAAGAAATAGAGGCTGCTTACAGAAAAGATTTAGAATTAGAGTTAGATAAAAAGATACCTAAGAAAAATAAATAGTTAGAGTACACTTTAACAAAACAAGGTTATATAATAAAAGATAAATAATGGGTACAAAAGTTACAGAAAAGATAAACATTAGGAATCCATTCTATATTACAGCAGATGGTGAAGGAGCTCCAGATTTACCTGCTTCAGAATCTGACCCTGTAGATGATCCTGATGTACCTGTAGATTATGTAGAACCTGCACAAGTTACACAAACAGTATTGTGTGGTGAAACTGTGAACATAGGTGAAGATGTTGGTGTAAAAACATATAAACTAAATGTAGGTAAAGCCACAGGTAATGTAACTGTAAACTATACGGTTAATGTACCTATTAGTATTGTAGGTTTATGGAATTCTACCGTACCTGGCTTTCAGGCTACAGGTTATGTAGGTAATGATTCTTTTGAACAAGACTTAATAGATGCAGGTATAAGTAATACTAGTGGTTTAGGTAGTGGACCACAGACAGGTACTGTAACAATAAACAAAACAGCAGAAACACCTGAAGACGTTAATTTTGTTGTTTCAGCTCCATTAAGGACTGATGATTATCAATTAACATTTAATTGTCCCACTGCCCCTTCTATTACAGCACCTGCTGGTAATGTACCTTCTACAATACCTTCACATACAGGATTCTTTGAGCAAATCCCTGCTTTTTATATTCAGATGGATGATAATTTTGGAGGTGATAATGACTTTTTTGATCTTCAATTAAAGGTTAATGGTGTTGTTGTTGTAAGTGAATTTACTTCTACAGGTTGGTATGTTTTCAGTGATTATGATGGGGTACAAACAAATTTTGGTGTACATCAAAATGTAGCAGCTTTTGGAGGGTCTCACGCTTCTTCACCTGCAAAAAATCAAGGGTACACTATAACTAATAATTGTATTTCAGCTTGGAGTACCCCTACAACGTTTTATGCTCAATCAGATTACTTTACAACTGATTTAAATAGAATTGAATTTATATACACTTTAAAAGATACTAAACAAAAATGGCCAACATCTTTTAGGGGTAGCAATAACTCAGCTATGACAGGTACAGGTCAAGGACCATATGTTAGATTTGTTAAATCAGGGTTATTTTATGATACAGTAGATTCTGTTTGGAGATACCCTATAAATTCACAAAGGGATGCCTCTCAATTTGATTGGAAAAACAGCACTAATTTAAATAAAAATATGCAAAACAACGACACTGTTTTTGTAGGTGACTTAAGAGGTGTAGAATCAACAACAAACCCATATCAAGGTAGAAATGAATTTAGTAATTACGGTACTCCTGTAAAATACACTAAACAATTCTTTTGGAGGTCAACTCCAACAGCAGGTTTAGATAATCCTAGTAGAAATGTAGGTACAAAAACCTCAGGCTCTACCACATATGCACCTGCTTCGGCTAGTTATCCTGGAAGAACTTACAAAATATTATTAGATGATGGTGCAGGTTTTAATAATGGAAGAATAATACCTGCGGAGTTTTCAACAACAAATACAGCAGGTTATAAAGGTTGTTTTAGTTAAAATATAAAATATGGCTACATTATCATTACATTCAGCAGAACTTAAAATATACATATTTGGTAGTGGAGGTAAGCCACCAACACCTAATTACACATTATCTAAAACTAAACTACCTGGAGAAGACACTATAAATTTTGAAATATCAGAATTGATAAAAGATTATGTAGATGTAACTTTTGATGGTAATTACGCAACTGCTGTTACAACAAAATTTGTAGAGACAGCATTAACTAGAACATTTAAAGGTACAGTTAATAATGTAGAAGTAAGTGCAAGTGACCCTTCTCCTCTAGAGAGAAAATTTATAGCATTTAGAGGTTATGGGAGTAATTTTGATATCAATACTTATGATATAGATACAAACCCTTATTTTGAAACTAATATAAATCCAACACTATCTAGAGACCTTTTAATATCAAATAGTAAAATATATGCACCTAGAGGAGAGGATATAAATGTACCTTTTTTCACAGATGGTCAAGATGGTGCTTATAAGGTAGATTTTTTAGATGGTACTACAGTTACAACAACTGAAGTTACAGGAGGTAATGTCTCTGATGTTACAGTAGATAAAGACACTATAAGAGCCGATAATTCTACAGGGGTGCTAGATGTGTTTACTGCTGATATGACATTGTTAAGAAGCGAAGATGCCTCTGGAACCAATAAAATAAGATCAACATCTTTTACAACAACAGCGGTTAGATATACATTAGCTAATGGAGCCTCTAGGTCAATACCTGTTGAATTAATAGAAGAATGTAAATACCCTGCATACAAGATAACATTCTTAAACAGATATGGGGCATTACAAGATTTATGGTTCTTTAAGAAACGTACAGATGAGTTTTCTGTACAAAAAGAACAATACAATAAAACAAGATTAAGTATTGAAGGGTCAGGGGTTATATTCAATCCTAATCATCACGAGTCTAATCTACTAGACATATCTGCAAACAGGACATTTAGAATGAACACAGGATTCATTAGTGAAGACCATAATGAAGTTATAAACGAACTTATGGCTACAGAGTATTGTTGGTTAACAGACGGACAAGTTGTACCTGTAAAACCAACTACATCGTCTATGGTTAAAAAGACTGTATTAAACGACAAGTTAATAAACTTCGAGGTAGAGTTTGAATATGCTAACAGTTACATACAAAATGTTAGGTAATGCAAAACAAAGTACAGTTATATATAGAAAATCAAAGGGTAGACCTCTTTAATGATGAGACTATAGAAGTAACATCAACTATCCAGGACTTTAGGGATATTAGTAAAATATTTAGTGACTACACTCAATCATTTAACGTACCTGCATCTGAAACAAATAATAAAATATTTAAGCATTTCTATAACTTCAACATAACAGGTGGAGCATATGATAATAGAAAGAAGAAAGAGGCATTTATAGAAATAAACTACTTACCATTTAGACAGGGTAAGGTAAGATTAAATAGTATTAAGATGAGGAATAATAAACCTCACTCTTATGATATTACATTCTTAGGTAAAACTGTTGTCTCTATACAAGATACTATAGGTGATGATTTAATTAGTCAACTACCATATCTAGATAATTACGATCACGAGTACACAGATACAAACGTAAAGAATGGTTTTCAGAATGGACTTGATTTTACAGTTAATTCTGTTTCACAAACAGATGCTATTATATATCCACTAATAACATCAAAGAAGAGGTTGTTTTATGATTCTACTTCACCTATTACAAATAATTCAGCAACAGATTTTGATGGTAATCTTTTTAATGATGGTACTCCAAATAACACTAGAGGTTTAAGATATACAGACTTAAAACCTGCAATCAAAGCAATACATATAATAGAAGCTATAGAGGATAAGTATGATGGCATAGAATTTACCAGAGATTTCTTTGGTTCTAACACTGCATTCAGTAATTTATATTTATGGTTAAATCCACAGAAAGAAGAGTTTAATTATATAGAAGATAATGATTCTAATTCAACTTATTTATTTAGTAAAAAATTAAGTGGTTATACATCTACAGACCCTTTTGATACAAGTATTTTAAGTGTTAGTGGTTCTGAAATAAACCTTGATAATTTTAATTATAAATGGAATCTAGATTTAACTTTTGATGTAAGTGATACCAATGCTAATTATAGAATTATAGTTAGAGATATTAGAACAGGTAATGAGAATATAACAGATGGTATTGGTAACAAAACATCTTTAAACATATATAATGCTACAGCAGATGCAAATGCAGGAGTATTTACTAATGTAGAAATAGAATTTTCTTCTGAAACAGGTGTAACATTTTCCAATATATCACTTGATGCAGGTGGAATAAATCGTTTCACAAACACTCTTTCTACTAAAACATATACTATAACTAGTAGTGCATCTCAAGAAACTAAGTTTGATATAAACATTACAAAGAAAATACCTGAAATGAGGGTTATAGATTTTCTGACAGGATTGTTTAAAATATTCAATTTAACAGCTTACTATATAGAGGATGTTAATGATAGTGATTATCAAAAGATTTATGTAGATACATTAGATAATTTTTACGCTGATGCGGTAAATAATAAATTAACTCAAACAATAACTCTAGACAAGTATGTAGACATTAGTCAGCATCAAATAGATTCTATAATACCTTTTACAGATATAGATTTTAAATATGCTGAAACTAACACTGTTATTAATGAGCATCACAAAGAAATATATAAAAAGTATTATGGTAATGCTAGTTATAATATTAGAGAAAAACTTAGTGATACAACTACAGGAGAATATAATATAGATAGAGTTAGTAAGTATGAGATAAACACTCCTTTCTCACATCTTAAATATGAGAGATTGCTAGATGGTAAATTAGGTGAAGGATTAACAGATATACAATGGGGTTATTCAGCAGGTGGTGAGTTTAGTGCTGATACTAGTACATCACCACAGAAAGGGGATTACGAAAGTATGCTTATTAAACCTCTTTTGTTTTATGGTGTTAGAGAAACATCTATATCAACACCAATAGCCTGGTATGATGGTAGTGCTGCTACTTCTTTAACTGATTATTATAGACCTTCAAATACTAATGAGACAGGTACTACAACAACACCTGCATCTTTTACATTAAACTTTGAGACGGAAATAGATGAATTTATAAATAGACAAAATCCTAATTCTTTATATGAGAAGTTTTATAAAAGTTATGTGGAAGGGATATTTAATGCTCTAAGGAGAATATTTAAAGTGACAGCATATTTACCTGCAAGTATATTGGTTAATTATAAGTTAAACCACCAAATAAGATTAGGTGATAAGATGTTCCGTATTAATAGTGTTTCGGTTGATTTAGTTACAGGTAAAGCTGAATTTGAATTGTATAACATATTTGAAGACGATATAGTATGATTAGAGAGATAGTAGACTTATTAAAGGCAGGAGATTTTTACGGTGTTGATCCAATTATCGATATCGCTAAGGGTAAATATAAAGCTCCAGAGAGTCTAAAAGAATTAAAAGAATCCGTAAAGAGAAGAAGTAATGGCTGATAAAAATAAAAAAATAATCTATACCCTAGAACTAAATGATAAGGGTAAAGTAAAAATAGATGGCTTAACTAAAGGTTTTGTTAGTGCTAGTAATGCAGTAAGAACTCTTAATAAAGATTTGATACAGCAAGGCCAAATAATGCAACAAAATACTAGGACTAATCAAAATATGATTGATAAAACAGGTCTTGCAGGAGCAACACTTGTTGAATTAGGTCGTACTATATCAGACTCTAACTATGGTATTAGAGGTATGGCAAACAACTTGTCACAGTTATCAACCCTTATGATTACTTTGATAAGTACTACAGGAGGTGTAAAAGAAGGTATACAGGCATTAACAAAAGCCTTTATGGGGCCTTTAGGATTAATTATAGGTTTCCAGGTTATTATAGCTCTTCTTGAGAGATTTGATATGCAGTCAAGTAATACAAAGGATTCTTTAGATGATATTGCTACAGCAGGAGCATCAGCAGGATCAAACCTTAAAATATTAAAGGATGTTATGGATGACAGCACTTTATCAACTGAAGAATTAGAAAGGGCTGTTAAAAAAGCTAATTCAGAATATAAAGATTTAAATATTCAAATTGATGAGAATGGAAGAGTAACTAAGGAATCTAGAAAACAAATTGATGATAAAATATTATCTCTTGAGAGGTTAGCTAAGGCATTAGCTGTTCAAAAGGAGATAGAAAGAGTATTTACGGAAATATCAAGAAGCCAAGTGGATGAAGAAAAAGCACTCCAGGCTGAAGAAAATAAAAGAAGTCAAATAGAAGCTCAAAGAATACAGCAGAGAAATCAAGCCCTTGTAGGTGGAATAGGAGCAATGGGTGAGGCTACAGAAACTATAATACAGAGAAATAAGGAGGCTGTAAAAGAAAGATTTAAAGAACAGAGAGAAGAATTAGTTAACGAATTAAATATACTTACAGGTATTTTAACAAAAGAAAACTTAGTTGACGAATTGTTTAAAACTCCAAAAGGAGATAAACTGCCTAAAAGAGCTAAAGAGGTATTGCTAGAGTTTAATAATGAGTTAAAGAATTTCTTTTTAGATAT